CTGCTTGTGATTTTAGAAGTGCTATCTATGATGTTTATTGTCTCAGCAAGTATATGTTTGAATATTTGTGTACCTATGACTTTGAGACCAATTGATGTATAACCAATGTCTTTAAAGACAAAGTGCCCTCTACTGTTTACATCTACTGTTTCAAATATGTAATTGCCTTTGCTGTCAAACTTCATACTAGGTTATATAAGACCTTGACAAGCCAATATGGTGCTGGTGAACTGAGTTTTGAAACTATCTCGTCTACTGTGTTACCATCTGTCTTTAGAAATCTAATCTCCTCTAAAAGCGTCATTAACCAACCACCTCTTCTATGTTCATACCAGTCAGCTCCTTAAATCTACCTGCTATGTCTACAAGCTGCTTCATCAACGTGGGCTGTGCTATGGGGTCTGTGAGCTGTGACTTGACTTCGGTATACTTTGCTATCAACTCCCTTGCCTGTTGCTCTTCATCGCTGTAATCTTTCCAGACTACGAACACTTGATTTGACTCTAAATTGACTCTTATCTCTGTCAAAGGATACTGAGCCTCAGATAGCTCTCTGAGCTGCTTCTCATATCCACAAGCCACATTCACTACTTCATTCACCACATCTCCAACAACTTCCTTACTTTCCGTTCTCATTATTCATCACCTCTTTACGATTAGAAACTTAACACCTGAGGAGTCCCAAAGTTGGCAGGGTCGGTGAACTTTGCGACTGCTATAAAATCAAACTTCATGTGTCCGCTTTGATATGCTGTATTATAATCACCTACACCATACTGCAGTTGAATGCTTGTTAAACTTGTCGAGCCTTGTTCATCCCATTCTGGGCGTTTCCATCTGAATAGCTGATTGGGAATGAAGATTTCCTCGCTAATCTGCCACACATCTGTATTTGCCGTTATACCAGTCCAATTGCTTTGCCAAACTAGTTGGATAGTAGGTTCAGTTGACTTATCAAAGACTCCACAATCAGAGCCAAATGGGTTCTGGTTAGCCTGTGAGCTGATATAACGGTTTCTCGTCTTGTTAGCTGAATCGAAAGTGCTTAAGTCCATCACCTTAGCTCTAACTATTATCGGATAATCAAAAGATTGAATGCTCTTTATCCACACTGCACCTCCGTTTCCGTATAGTTCCAAAATGCTATTGTCAACTTCTAACCGCCAATCTCCAGCCGTTCCACCATATTCCCATTTTGTTGTATCTAACTCGCTTCCTTCGAAATCATCAAAGAACTCGAAAACCTGCTCTACATTTTCATAACTACTCTTTGTCGCACTCGGATTCATATAAGCGATGTTCAGCTCTGTTGAGCCTGCTTCCACCTTTACCCATATTGTTGCTTGTTTGCTATCAAAGTCAAAGTTATCTATCCAAAAATACAGTTGAGACTTGGCTTCATCGAATGCTCTAATATCTGCTCCATCCGTTTTAACGTTAGCCCAAAAATCAGATGCCACGTCACCTTGTGCTTTCTGTGTACCATCCGCTGAATATACAGTAACATTAGTAGAGTCGATTTCGATTTTGTACTGTGCATACTCAGATGGTGAAGTCATAATTGGGATGTTGATGTATTTCGTCCATGCTCCACCACCATCGTTATCAAAACCTGTGTAACCAAGCACACCAAGAGAAATCCACTGTGAACCATTGTAATATTTCAACTTCTTCTCTGACGAATCGTAGTACAATCTACCTTCCACAGCCGTTGGTTCATCAACTGGTGTCAGGTCTTCATAGCTTGTTTGTACTGGCATACTATCACCCAGTATACTTTACTTCTTTCCACCCACTACCATCACAGTACTTTAACTTCTTTTCGGAGTTGTCATAGTAGACTCTACCTTCAACAGGTTCAGGTGAACTATCCAACGGAATAAAATCAATATATGACTTCTTAATTGGCATATCATATCACCTTCTGCCCTTTAAACCACAGCCCATTCTCAGTAATCTTGAAGATTTCCACACCTTTACTGTTGAGTATCCTCAAGCCATCATTCATCACATTACCATTTTCATCATACTCCGTAATTCTCCATTTGTTCTTGAATTCAATATCTCCAGAATACACAGTTCCTGCAAAGTAACCATCTTTAAGTTGATTCGAACTGCTTCCAAGATTATAACTGTTATCTGCAGTTGGAATAAAGTCCCCATCGAAGATGACATCTGATATTGAATGAGAATGTAACTCAGGTGGAAACTCATTTGGCTTGTCAGGTATGTTATCCCAAAATGGTGAGCTGAAGAAATCAGTTATCTTGCTTCTCGTTAAATCGGGAATTCTTGCAACATCCAAAGTTCCTGAAACTATCTGACTTGCATCGAGACTTACCTCATCAGCTCCACCAAGCTCGTGCTGAGCAGCATGAAGCTTAGCTGCATAAATTGTGTCGAGAATCTCTTTTGCTGTTGGAACTGATAACCTGCTACCAACATTACCCTGATAATAAACTCTCACAGTTGTTGACGAACCGCCTGATTCGTATCTTGCATAGAGTTTTAACACTAATCTGCTTCCACTTGCCATTACGTAATCACTTGGAAGAACGAGTGAAATTAAGAGGTCTTCTCTACCATTTATTACATCACTCAACGCAGATTCGTGGATAAGAGTTTCAGCACCACCATCCTGACGCTCATACAACCTGTAAAACAACCTAACAGATATGTTGCCTGTTGTTATCTCTGCTTGGCAGTGGAATACATAAACACCTAACTTTAGCACAGCCCCATTAGTGGGAGCTATCCATGTAGCTATTTCGTAATCACCTGCCGTATTAGATGAGTATTCAACATATGCTTCAGGTAGTTCTGGCACAGTTAAGCTCATTGATTTGTACTCTGCAACTTCACTATCCGCAGCGTCTAATAAGAAGTAGTTTATCCCAAGACCGACAGTTGCTAAATCAACATATAATTTTCTGGTTGCATCATATGAGTTCACTGGTTCTCCCAAATTGGTGATGAGTAATCCGTTGGCATCTAAGTCAGTTAACAACTGCAGACTGCCAATACTTTTTATGTCACTTGACTTTAGCCATTCCTCAGTAAGTCTCAAAGAGGGGGTTCTAATCATGCTTTTATCACCACCCCATCATATCCAGCAAGTATATCTGAAGAACCATTGTTCACAATTTGCAGATACACATCATACGTAACATAGAAGTTGAAAGCAAGCATTGAACCACTTGAAGAATAGACAGATAGTGTGTTAGTTCCGTCTGTGACTACGATGCTAACATTGGAAACAGAATCAGGTAGAAATATGTTTGTGACAAGCCACGCTTCAGTAGCCGAAGATGGTCTGATGTCGAGAGTTCCACCGTTGCCTGTTACAGTTGTCAAAGTGGTTATTGGATCACCAACTGCCATTGTAAATCACCTTTTTTGTAAAAATTTAAAGGGCATCACTGTACTGTAACTTCCCATGTGACTATCAATGAATCTCCATCCTGAACGTTGATAGCAGGGAATGTCTGTCTTGCAAGCATGTTTCCGTTTGTGTCTGCATCAAATATACCGCTTTCTTGTATAGTATACGAACCAGTGAAGTTGAACGTGGCTTCGAACTTGGCTGTATCGTCTGTGACGTTCTTCGTAATAACACTGTTTGTAGATGCCACTCTGTGTGATTCAGCACCGAGTGTCGTGTTTGTGCTGTCAAGAGCAAGCGTAGTTCCATCGTCAGTACCAATCGCAACGTATCCAAACGTCGTAGACAGATAGTTTGCAATCATTGCTTTGCCAGTATCAGTAACGAGGTCATCAGCAAACTTCTTGTAACCAAAGAACCTCAGCACTTTGACAAGCCACTGCATCAATGGGTGCTTGCTGGCTGTAACTCTGTGTTCAACTATTCTCCCATCTCTTATCAGCTTTACATCTAACTTATCCACAACACCTATACTTTCTCCAAGCATTTTTACATCACCTCTTTATTCTTAGTCTTAGCTCTCTTCTCCTTGAACTTATTAATAAAGCGATTAATTTTTTCGTCTAACACTTGATCTACACTGTTTTTTCGTTGATTATCTACAATCCTCTTCAGCTCCCACATTAGTTCTTCTTCACTCATCCTATCAACATGCTCTGCTCGGAATCCAACAACAAATATATCGTCTCCATCTTGTATCATAAAATTAACTGTGCCTCGCTCTACCTTTACTTTGATTATATCAAAGTCCACTTCAGGTGATTCTACTATATACGTAACCATCATATCACCTCTTAACTCAAAACAATATGAGTATATCGTCCACCAACGTATACACTGCCTTTTCCACTTGTTGGTACTATTTCTATAACGTTTTCACCAGATTGTAAATTTGCAGTTATATCTATTGTAGCCGTTTCTTCTGTACCACCAGTTATTGTGTCTACTGTAGAACCATTTACAATAACTTCTACATTGGAAGGATATGAAGATACATCTTGAACGTCTTCTGTAACGTTAGGATTATGACCAGTATCACTTGTAATATGACCATGACTGTTGTCTGGAATGGGATTAGCATGTTGTTTATCTACAATTGGATGATAGTGCCTACCAACAAAGTATGCATATGCCTTCAGTGTTACAACATCCATGTCAACATTACTGTCAACATTAACTTCAACACTTATATTATCGCCACCATCATCACGTCCTTCAACAATGAAGCTCACTGGTATTGCTTGATATGTATTAGGAGACACTGCAACATATGTACTTAATCTTAATGTATTGTAGTATTCACTTTCTGCATATATTTCAACCATTGCATATCCATATATACTATCATTATTCTCTACTACTAGTATTACAGTCACTAATGCAAAAGCAAATCCGTCTGAACCTAGTCCGGAGTCAAGTATAAAAGTCTCGCTAAACGGAACAGAAGAAGAAAGACTAAACTCATAATCTGATGTAACAACTGGTGGTATACTTAAATACTCAGTTGATGTAATGTTTGTCAATGCGTTATCTGTTGTTGCAAATCCGACATCACTAGCTGCAGATGTGATATTAGCATACTCAGTACCCGTAGAAAACATTTTCTTGAGGTTGGAAACTGTAACATCTATAGTAAAAGACTCTATGTTGGATACATCATCTATATGCAGTTTGTATTTAGCTGGTGAAGTACTACTCACAAAGCTCCATCCACCATCATATGTGCTCGTGACCTTTTTGCCCACTTTGACTGTACCAGACATTTCTGTTAGCTTTCCACCAAGAACCTCAAAGATGCTCTTTCTTCTAGCGTTGAGATCCATCTTCATCTCGTACATGTCCATATTTATTTCCTGAACAACATATGATGAACCATCAACCGTAACCAAGTCTCCTTCGTTGATATTTGGATTCACAGTAGTTGTGATAGATATCCGATGATATGGATTTTGTAGCTCAGAAAGAATAGTACTTGCCACTGAAGTGCACTCTTCAGGTGTCTTAGCATCAGCATATTTATAGATAGCTACAGCCGTTTCGTCACTACCAGCTTCACCATATGTATCCTCTTCGTTACCAAAGACTATTACTTTCGTGATATTTCTCTTGTATGTTTCTTCTTCTACTTCCTTTTTGATATAATCTATTGTACCTTGGTCTGTGCGTGAAGTACCCCAATATACCTTTTTCGTTGAATTATCAAACCACACGTAGTATCCTTTTATTTCCCTAAGCACTTTGAATAATGCAGTAAGCTTATTGGTATATGCAAAAGATATGGCTTGTATGGCTGAATTGTCTGAGCTCCCTGCAGTCCAGTCAGTGCCATTTAAGATTGTGCTTATTATATCATCAACGGTTTGATTAGTAAGTGTAAACACATAACTACCAGTGCCATTTTTGACAATTTGTGTTTCTAGCTCTACAGCCCTCTCAATCACAGTGTACCGATAAAGCTTGTCCTCAGTCTCAGTTCTGTTCTTTATATAACCTATAAATACTATAGAGCCATTATATTTTATTGTGACCTCAGTGTCTAACGCTAAGCTTACAGTTGTAACAAAATCAGCATTGTTGAGACTACTAAGTGATTTCGTAATATTAACCTCAGCAATTGGGTATGTGTTTGAACCAACTACTACTTCCCATGTTGCCATCTTGCCACATCACCCCACATAGAACATACTTACTCTTATTTCAACTGTTTTATAATTCTTAGCGTCATGTTTTAGGTCAATGCTTTCCATCGAGTAGACACCATTTGGTATGTCATCAATCGTTGAATTAGAAACTGTAATAATCCCATCTGGTGCATTGAAGTTCTTAAAGAAATTGATGATATTGCCATCACTGGTTCTCACCATGAATTCTATGCGTTTACTCTCAATGCCTATGTTAACTACAGTTGGATAAAGCACTGGCTTAACCGCATATCTTACAGTGTTCATCACAGTATATGGTTTAACTCCTGATACAGACACTACGTTACTGTTGGGATCTGTATAGCTCAAGTCAATAGACGCCATTTTCTATCACCCTAACGAAACTCCTCTATATACAGCATACCTTGTACTCTCAGACAATCTCCTTTCAGTTTCTCTCCAATCACTCTCTGACTGTATGTAAAAGTATTGATACTGAGTTATGTTGTTATTTGCAAATTGCTGTGGAAAGAGTCTCTGCCCAACAATATTAGCTAAATACGGTATAGTCCCCGCAAATGGCACAAGGAATGTACCAAGTTTACCACCAAGACCACCTTTTCCACCTGCAAAACCAAGTCTGGCACGTAAACTATCAATTGCAGCCATTATCGCTTCTTTAAATACTCTGGTTATCAAACTACCAAGTTTTCTCAGAAGTGCATTATCTCCAGCAATCCTATCTATAAATCCTTTGAACCCAGCGTACATTGCACTTAATACTTTACTCTTGAAAGCATCCCACGCTGCTCTTGCCTTACTAGCACCACCTACACCAAGTATATCTTCAAGTATTCCCCCTTTTCCACCAAATCCAGCTAAAGCACCTAAAGCATCAAGCAATCCAAATACGGCAAATACTGCTACTTGTATTACTGAAAACAAGCTCTGGAAAAGCGTAATCAGTGGTGTAAGAACAGGTGAAAGTGCAGCTAATCCCCCCATTGCAATGCCAAATTTCTCCACACCAGATTTTGCATCGAGGATTTCATCTGCTACAGCTTTAATTGCAGGTACTCCAAACCCTTGAAATGTGGACACAAATCCAGCAGCCAAGTCCATGATAAACCCAATAAGCTTGTCAAATACATCTATAAGGTCTGGTAAGTGAGTGATAAGTGCTTTAACGCCAGTAAGAAGTCCATCCATGAACTCGCCCATTTTGTCGATTAGCTTAGGGTCAGAGAAGGTTGCTGCAATTACCTCAAAGGTTTCCTTGATGCTCTTTTCCAACTTGGGTGTTGATTTTATGACTCTCGTGAAAAAGGCTAACATCAATTCTTGCAATGAGCCAAATGTAGCCTTTAGAAGTAATGAGACATCGACCATGTCTTTAGAGAAGTCTGAGATGCTTTTGTCTCCCAGTATAGCAGATACATCAACACCTTCTCGCCTTGCGATGGACAACCACGTTGCTACACGGAAAGCTGCATTTGCGTAGTCTGAAAGTGCATTTACATTTTGCCTTATGGGGTCTACAGTAGATGCAAGCAATGATTGAAGAGACCAGTTCACACCTAGCATTGAAAGAGATGCCCAAACCATGTTAGATGCTGCCCTTCTGAAAGACCTACTCATTTTACGTGATCTCTCAGCGATACGTTGCATTAGGGGTAATTCTTCCCGTTGACGACCTTGGACTTCATTAATTACACGCTCATATTTCTTATACTGTGAGCTAAGCTGTCTAAGTAACTCCATTCTTCTTTCAATTGCAGCACGGTATCTACCAGCTTGCATTACGTCTCCCTGTGCAGCAAAGCGATTCATCTGTTGAGTAAAACGTACAATGTCAGACTTAGCTTTCTCCATGTTTTGTCTAATATGCTGCAGGACTTTAGACATACCATCTATAGCTTGTATGTCTATTGTTACTCTCTCACGTACCATCACTCAACACCTCACTTTTCATTCATCGCTTTATTGACCAAAGAGATTACATTGAGGTCAAACAGTAACCTTTCCATCCACTCGTCAGGATCATTCCACTCGAACAACTCTGAAGGACGCTTGCCACACTGCATCGCTACTAAACCAATAGCGATAAGATCATCCTTCTTGAAAGGATTCTTCTGGCATCTCCATGTTAAACTCAGTCACCATCTTGGTGAATATTGCAAACTGATCGTCATATGGAATGTCGTCAAATGACTGGAATGGAGACTTGAGTATAATGTGTGGTAGCACTTTGGTGCACCACTCTTCATACAAGTCTACTATTCTGTCATCTTCGATAATCTCCATTCCAGTTTTCTCAGCATCGTTGGCTATTCTCGCAAACTTGAGCATAATGCCCATGTGTTTGACACCAATCTGCCCTTTGGGCTTCCACAGCTGGTATTCCCCATTATCCGTCTTAACTGTAACAACCAGCCCGCTCATTACTCGGTCACCGTTACTGTTATGTTATCCCCAATCAGTCTCCAATCAAACGACTTAGATAGTGGCTCTTTAGCTGTGACACCAAGTGTACTTCTTGGATATATCGCAGCGGGTATGTCGATAGTCATTGTGTCTGCACCATCTGACGTCTTGGCAACAATCTGTATATCAGCCATTGTAGGCGTATCCTGTGGTGAAGTTGCTGTGGTTGAACCAAACAACGCTCTCTTCAGTTCAGCAACCTGTGATGCTTCCAGAGTAACACTACCAGATACTTCAGTACCACCAACTGAAATACCATCAAGGTATCGGCTGCCAATGACATAGTTGTCCTCATCAATTCCCCTGTTGATAGTCATACTGAACTCTTTGGCTTTAAGAGTAGAGCCACCTACACTTATAGTTGTGTTCCATATGATATACGGTCTGCCTGCTGATGGTGACGCAGCACTGAATGTGACCTCCTCAATGCTCTTTGCAACGTAGTTTCCAGTGAACTTCATCACGTCCTTCACGTCGAAGCTGAGCTCTACGCTGGTAAGCAAAACACCCTTTAAGTTATATGCCACATTGTCCTCTGTGCCAACTTCAACCTGCAGCGATTTTGGAACACTCAGAGAGTAGCTGTACTCACCGTTCACGTCATCGTATGTCTCTGTGCCAAACAATGCTTCGAGAACGTCATTAATCTGACCTTTTATTGCGTACATAGTGAAGCTATCCCCAATGCTGATTGTGCCATACTCTGCGCCATATGGATTGAATGTCTCGAAATCCTCCAGATAGATTACGTTGTGGTCAACAGATATGCTGAACTCAGTTGCTCTCACTGCTTGGAGTGTAGCATCACCAGCTCCAAATGAGCTTTCCAGTCCAAGTTTTACGTATCTATTACTCATAATACACCACCTCTCTGCCTATAAACCTCATAAAACACAAAATCATGTTCCCATCTATTTCGTGGTCAGCACCTTCAAACACATAATTTGGCTCATTTAGCGTTTTGATTATTAACTCTTCAAGTTCTACAGCATCAAGACGATTGTTACTGGCAAAACTAACAATTAGCTCTACATCTAAAGTGTATCCACCAGTAAATCTCTCTTTAACACTGATGCCACCAACGTCTATGAGTATCTCATCATTGCGTCTTAACTCCTGAGGACTGAACACAACCTTATATCTGGTGTTGTTTTCAATTAAACTCTTTGCAGTTTCAAGCACATCTCTCAAAGTCATACTTTACCTCCAAACCAACGCTTAGCAGCATTTTGTATTGCTTTACGCACTTTTGCATAAAACATTCTTTTTAAAGGGAACCTCTTGGTACTAATTCCCGGATGCCAACCTACAAACCTTTCACCATATAACTTCAAGTATAGCGGAATTCTGTCTTTCCTAAACCTCTTCTCAATAGACGGTATGAATCTGCCTCTTGACCTTCTTGTACCTTTCCAGAAAAATATCGCATGTGGTGGTGTGACCAACTCAAAGGAATAAGTTTTTGTGGCTACAGCCTTAGCGTGTGGCAATCTTGTAGGCTGGTCTCTACCTGTGCCTTTCCATGCGTCTGCAACTGCCTCTTTCCATGCCTTCTCAGTGTTTCTCATTAAACCTGCCTTAAATCCACCCCATCTATGCTTACCACGAGGTGTGCTAAAGTCATATGAATCTAACAGACGCTTAACGGCATCGTAGCGTCTGAGGTGTATTTGTACAGTCATCATGGTACTTCTCCAAAAGTACCCGTTGTGGTGAACTGAACAACCCGTTTGCTACTCCCCTCAAAGTCTATCGTAAGGTCATCATTAATCACAAAGTCAGAGTTTGGTCTTATAAACATCAGAGCTATGTTACGTAATCTCTCAGCTCTTTCATCCGAATACTCAGGAGTGCTACCAAGACCTCTTGCAACAACGGAGGTGTAGTTTAAGTATGTGAAATACGTGGCAAGGGAGAAAAGACACTCTTCACGTGTGTCTGCATCTACGTCAGACCTGAGAACTAAGTCTAAAAATCTATCTGCTTTTTGTAGAGAACGCAGAATTACCTCATCACTGACGTATTCTTCAGGTACATCACTCAGCTCTTGTCTAATGTAAAAAAAATATTTGGGGTCAATCATGACCACTCAAATTACGCCTTAACACCGGTTATCTTGACAATCCTGTAGTTCTTGCTAGGCTCATCAGGAATGACAAAGGTCTTGAAGTAAGCGTTGATTATGTAGTCGTAGCCAACTCCCGGTACTCTTGCCTCTTCAGCCTCTTCATCGGTAAATCTGTAGTGGATAGCAGTCTCCTCGCTGTTTACAACGACAAGAGCATCAGTGCTCAGATACTTCGTGGGCAGAAGCTTAATTCCAAACTTCTCATCCATGAAGTCAAGAACTGTGGTATCAGTACCTTCAACCACAGACCTGATGAGGTGTGGGTACACTGGTGATGGTATTGCAACGACAAAGTTCCTGAACGAGTCTTCATTGGTGTTCTCGTAGATGCTCTCGATAGCCTTTGCAATGTCTTCCCCAATCTTGGGAGTATCTCCGTTCCACGCACCACTTGTCGCAAACGTGTCTCCTACGTAGCTGAGCAGTTCAGCAAATATCTCGTTGTCCTCAGCTCTTCTGATACCGTTTGCAGCAGCTTCGATAGACCTTCTAACACCAACCTCCGCAGCCCGTCTCTTAATAGCCTCATCGCTGACCCTGACTTTGACCTGATACTTGTCAAGTGAACCCTTGATGTCACTCCATGTTACTGCCTGAAAGTCCGCAGAACCATACTCGGCAACCTTCTGTGCAACAAGCTCTGAAGCAGACGGATAGCTAACTATGATGTCAAGTGCATTGACGTCTTCAACTGGAATCATCTGCTTGCCAACAAGCAGCTCGTCAGCCTTCCTGAGCACATATGTGCTTATCAGCTTCCTAAACAACCCCATGTCCTCGCTCTTAAGAGCCTCAAAAAGCTGGTCAACCATCTACATCACCTCTTTACAGCAACAGAGCCTTAATCTTTCCACCGCTATTCTCAGCCTTGTCCTCAAGTGCAATAGCGATTCTGTCTCCAGTGTTTGTTGCATCATCCTTAAGGTCGACAACACCAGCGGTGCTAGCATCGACACACAGTGGGTCTCCATAGCTAATCGCCAAGTTGCTTGAGTCAAGCTGAAGCTCAACTATTAGTGCCCTACCAACAGGTGCAATTGCAACGTTCTCTCCAGACACAGCGTTACCGAACATGTCAACTGTGCCAGTTAGTGCAACACCAATGACCTCGTCAGAGTCGGTAGCCTTCTTCACTCCACCATTCGTGGTGTCAAGCGTAAGCACGTATCCGCTGTCGTCAAGTGCGTTCTGACATACAAACACAGGGTATCCTTCATTCACGAGTCCCATACCTACATCACCTCTCAAACTTATCTTTCACCAAATTCCAATCCAAACCAAGCCTCTCACACAACTCTTTAGCCTTATCGGCTTCACTCACCTCGGTCTGGGTTATCTCAACATCAGTCGAAACAACATTCTCTTCTTCACTAAACATCAAATTCTCCTTAATCTTGGTAAGCAGCTCAATCTTCTCTCCGTCAGACTTTGCAAACATAAGTAACTCCTCTGGATTCTTGAACCCAAGCTTCTTGACTTCAGCAATAAGCTCCTTCAGTCTGTTCTCCCTCCATGCCATAAACTCTTTGTACTCATCCTCGCTGAGCATTATCTGTATCTTACTACTGTCCGCACTAGTACCACTCTCCGCAAGCACTGGCTCTGGCTTAACTTCGGTCTCGCTGACTGTATGCTCAACACTAACCTCAGTTGTCATGTTATCTTCTACAACATCTTCAGTCGTGTTCTCAACCACCTCTTCGATTGCAGGCATCTCAACTGCTTCTCCTACAGCTTTCTCTTCAACCTTCTCCTCTACATTCTCTTCAACCGTATCCACGCCACTTTCCATCTCAACAACTGCAACCTCTTCTGCTTTGGCTTCAGGAACTGCTGGGTTAGGCACGAACGCTATACCAACAATTCTCATGTCTGGGCTAATCTCCGCAGACACCTTGTAGTAGCCATCCCTGAGTATCTTCTCAAACTGCTCAAAGACATAGCCTTTCCACTTAACCACTGGCTCTCCATCTTCCTCCTCAAGCCATATCTTCGTAGCATATCCTATGTGCTCCCTTATGTGGTGTGTCAAGTATAGCTTGATGTTTGGCACAGTGTTCTCAACCAGAGCACGAATATCATTATCAGTAAACGTAACTGGTTCTCCACTGAGTGGTGTAAACGTTCCCGGATATATCAATGTCCCTTCTGCAACAATGACCTCTCCCTGCTTCTCGATGTTGTAGCTGTTTGCAAGCTCTATCTCAACATTTGGATTCTCTTCCTCCTCAGCCAAGTGGAACTCTGGTGGCTCTTTTCCGAACTCTCTGTAGTGTGCAGCAAGATGGTTGTAGACTTTTCTCATGTCCTCACGTGGTATGTTAACTCCTCCTCTTGCACCAAGTAGTGCACCCATTGCAGCTCTCACTGCACTCCACACAACAGCGTGGTTCTTAGGATTGTGATGTGGCAACTTGAGGTCTGTGAATCTGTCTGGTGGATTCTTTGGTGTCCACGCATAGTGAGCTGCTATGTCTTTCTTCTCGTCAACAGTTAGCTCATCCCATGATTTCTTTGTAAAGTCTGCAAGATCAGGTTTAGTCCAGTTACTCTCAGCATCAGTCTTGTATGACCACCTATGTTTTGGAACTACCCCCATAACATCACCTCACGGTTTCTTAGTCTGCTCCTCACTCTGTGGTGTCATTGGAGCAGACGGCTCATCACTTTTTACTACATCATTAACCACATCTGCGATTGACTTATCACCCGCCTTACGTGGTTTGTTACTAACAACTAACTCATCTTCAGGCAACTCTCCATACCCAAGATGAGCACGAATCTCATTGCGTGTAAACACTCCCAAGTCAGCCATTATTGCTGCTTGTCTAAACAACTCCATCTTGGATGTCTCAAGTATCAACTCAAGCTTTATATCCAGCTTATCAACAGGCAACGTATCATCGATGACTGTGATGATTTCCCTTGTAAGCTCAAGCAATGCGTTCTTTATCTTCTCAGCAATACGCATCACTTTTGCAGTCAGGTAACCCGAAACAACCAGCTCTGACGCATATGAAGACCTGCTTCTACCAGACACAACAGACTCAGGTATGTTCATTGCCATCCACAGGTACTCTGTCATCTGTGTAATCAGCTCATTAGGTGAAGCATATTTACCACCGCTTGGGTCAATCGTCTTAATCGTAACTGTGTCAAGTGTGACATACCCATGGTCTGGCTCTTGCTCTTTAATCATCTCACCATACTGCCTAATCGTGTTCTCTGCATCTCTCTTAGCAGCACTTAATCTCTCCTGTATTGTACCACTATAATTTCTCAGGTCAAATGACTCTGAGCTTATCACATGGTGCTCACGTGGTATGTTTCTGTAACGCCACAGTATGTCGATAATCATTGCTTCTCTCTTCCACCACACTGGAAACACAGCTCTCATCAACGGTGAAATGGAGTAGATGCCATAAGTCATTCTGCCCTTGCGATCTTTGAGAAACACAGGTGTGTCTTTGTACTTGATATGAATTACTTGGTCTGCTGGGATAATTCTCTGGTTGCCACGTGGGTCTCCTTCATTCAACACATAGTATTTTGCTGACGTGATAACATTGTCTCCCACTATACCAACTCTATCTCGTGAGTCAACTATCGTGACATTTTTGTTGGGCAATATCGTTAGCTTGGGAAAACCAGTGCTGGTTTTCTCTTTGAGAATGTAAACATTGCCATATATCATCAATAGCTCAGTTAGTGTCTCAAACAACTCTTGGAACTTGTACTTGTCTGATATTTGTCTTGCCAACTCAAGCACACGTCTCTCTTCCTCTTCAACAGTATCTCCTACTCTTTCAATCGTAAAGCCTTTGTATGCAAGTGCAACCAGTGCTGACAACCTATCTATTGCTCCCCCAACCTCTGGCTCATATGCATATATCTGTTCGTAGATGTCTTCCATTGACATTTGGTCAAATCGTGATAAGCTTGATAAGTTTGCGATTAAGCCAGATACGATGGACTTACCAATAGGTCTGTCATACTGGTAACGTATCTCAGGTGTGCTTCCAAACTTCAGCAATCCTTTAACTTTATCCCAAATTCTCATCAGAACACCTTAACCTGTGATGGTGAGAACTTAATCTTCGTAGCAGATGCAATTTCGTCATTTTGTGTTAGCATCCAAATTACGTTGGCTACACAATCTGACACATCTTTACTGCCACCATAGGGATGATCTACACGTTTGTCGTTAATTACAAGCAACGATTCAGCTTCTTTTCTCAAAATATCATACTCACACACTCTAACTGTACTTTCATCCTGCATTTCCTTCCATCTATCGTAATCTTCTTTCTTAACAATGTGCTGAACAACAATTAGACCAAGCTCATCCTGCATCCACTCTATTAGCTCAGGATACATCCACGTATCAAACACTACTGCAAAGATATTATAACGAGTGACTATGCTGTATAAGAACTGCTTTATTTCCTTAGGAGAGATGAAGGGTTGGTCGGTTTCACGGGTAAAGCGATAAGCACCGTCTATGACCACAGTCCCATCTTCAGCGAGGTAGCCAAAGGCAAGTCCAAAGGCATCGTTCCTCACAGCAGGGTCTATAGCCAGCACCCTGAGGTAGTTAGTGTCTCTCACGTCGTTAAGCAGGGCTTTGTTTTCTCCTTCCAGTTTGACCCCATTGGGGAACTCCAGCATAGTTGTTACAGTTGGTTTACACCCGTAGTCTCTCCAGAACTCAGCAGGGTTGTGCTTGTGTTCCTCCCAAAGCTGTTCAAACGTGAGGTTCGGATTCACCTCCCAAGTTGGTGTCACATAGACGAGAGCACTTGGATCGTCCTGATAGTTCTTAGCAAGTGTCATGATTATGTCGTTTGGATGCTTCGGAGAGGATATTGCTATCACTTTACCGTGCTGCCCAAGTGTGTCTGTGGATTTGCTCAACCTTGTGTAGATTTCCCATGCACCTCTCTTACCAGTGTTCTCCTCAAAGTAGCTTATCTCGTCGAATACGACAAGCTTGGACGTTCTACCAACTGCTGTGTTAGTCCACGAAGACAACAACTGCAGCTTGACATTCTTATCCTCACAGAATATGAAATCCTTTCTGAACTCAAGGTTCAGCACTTCGTTGATGAAATCGTTGTACTTCATCAAGTGGACAATGTGCCCAAATACTGCATCATCTGCTGTATCGGTCGATGTGGCAACAATATTGAT